GTGTAAGCCTTTCCACTACCAACATACACTGGCGGTGTCTTTGCTTCGCGCTGTTCTTTTGTTTGGCTTAATTGCAGCGTGTGGGTTTCTCCGAATTTGCCCTCGCTTTTGCGTTCATTCAGCACCAGTTTTAGGTACTTTTTTCCGTTTTTGCCCTCTGTAATCAGTTCCTTTGGAACGTCTGAAAGGCAGATGTCAATAATAATCATATAGCTTTAGCTTTGTTTAGTTGTTTACGTTTGTAAGTCAGTATGTCCAGATGGGTCACCGCTTCAAAATGGCTGCGGAATAGCATCAGGTTATCCACGCAATCGGTGTAAGTTCCAAATTCAGTAAGGAACTGGGGTGAGCAAATCCGATATAACCGGATAGCATAACCACCATCGGGAAGTTGTACCACGTGTGGCTTAAATGGATTGATTATTTTTTTCATATTTTTGTCGATAATAATGACAACCATGTCTAACGCCATCCCATTGGTGATTTTCTGCCACAACAAATGCGTGTACTATTTGATCCTTTTCCATTTCTATAGCTTCCTTGATTTTTCTTTCAAAATCATCGAGAGAAATAATAATACCATCTTGTTGGCTGAAAGTGTGTTCTAACAATTCCTGTTTAAGCCACTCTACTGCTGTTAATTCTTTTTGTTCCATGTTGCAAATATACAAAATTAAACTTCATTCACAAACAACTCAAAGTTATTTTTTATGGTTTCCAGCCGGGCAGCATAGCGTCTATCAGTTGCTGCATAGTCATCGACCAATCGGCAGGCGTGAATGATTGTGCTGTGGTCGCGCCCACCGCAAATCTTTCCGATATTGCTCAATGAGATTGCGGTTTTGTTGCGGATAAGCCACATAAATATCTGTCGTGGTTCAAGTATCTCACGTTTGCGGGTTGAATGGGAAATGTGTGTCGGCAGATAGTCAGCGTATGCCGAGCGAAGAGCAAGGTGTGCCGCTTTAATTGCTGCGTGTTCATACGCAATCTCCATCCGGAGCATGCGTTCAAGTTCCTGAATGCGTATTTGCTGATGCCTGATTGTTTCTTTTAGCTGCGCCACCTCGCTCATGCGGAATGTGCTACGGCTGTTTGTCTTTGGTATTTTGATTTTTATTCTCATGTTCTATTATTTTAAAAAGTTCGTATGCTATTTGTGGGCAGATTGCATTTCCGTAGCCCTTTATTGACTCGTTTCTCCACTTTGGAAAGGTAATTCCGTCCAGTTGGGTGGGAAGCCCATCATCTCCGCCACAAACCGGGGATTGAGTTGGGAACTTTTTCCATTCCATATCGAAACCAAATGGTTCAATTCGTCTTCTCGTGTCTTCCCATCCTTTCGTGGTTTCGTAGTCCCTGCATTGTGCTGATGTGCAGTAGGTGTCGGTAGCATTCCCCTGTGTTTGTGTTCTTTTTGGTTTTTTCTGTGACTCCATTTCAATTCTTGTCGAAAATATCTGTTCAATCCTCCCGAACCCATTTTTTCTTCTTCCGATGCTATTGGAGTAGGCAATAAACCAACATCTGTCTCTTCGGTGCGGTGCGTTTTTGGCCGCAGCTGGAATAATAAACGGTTGAACTTCGTACCCTTCATTTTCCAAGTCAAGGCACACCTGCTCGAAAACCAGTCCGCCATCAATATTGACGATACCAAAGACATTTTCTGCGATGACCCATGTGGGTTTAATCTCTTGTATTGCTCGTAGCATTTCGCCCCACAAGTAGCGTTCATCATTTGTTCCTTTTCGCTTTCCTGCGAGTGAAAATGGCTGACATGGAAAGCCACCGGAAATAACATCAATTGTTCCTTCATATTTTTTGAAATCAGTTTTACATATATCAATGTGACTGTCAGCTTCCGGCCAGTAGTATTCAAGGACTTTGCGTGGAAAGTCCATCCATTCGCAATGGAAGACATTTTCCCATCCCATCCATTCGGCTGCAAGGTCAAACCCACCGATACCTGAAAATAAACTGCCGTGTCTCATAGTGCAAATATAATATATTTTTTTATATTATTTCACGATATAACCCAGTTGGCACATCGTATTGAAATAGCTGTGAACCAACCGCACCCCAATGGCTGAATTTTACTTTTTGCACATGCACTTCCACGCTGTTGTTTTGAAAGTTCCGATATACGGTTATGCCGTTGTCGGTCTTGTTGAAAAAGTTTGCACTCCCTGCAATGTCATAAAGCGTGGGAACTTCATAAATACCGCCATCCTTTTTTTGTATCTTGCGTGGATGTGCCACCAAAAAGCAATGCACGTTGTACCTCTCACAAAAGTTTACAATCTTGTCCAGCGATTGACCAATATATTTGGTTTCGCTTTCGCTGTACTGGTGTTCAAGTTTGTTCCACGCATCAATAACAAACCAATCAATGTTCCTGCGGTTTTTAAGTTCTGCAACCTTTGACAAAATACTGTCCAGTGTGAAATCCTTTTCCGGCTTAACAAAATAGATGTTGTTTTCCAGCAGCAATAGGGCTTCGTAAACTTCCTCTTGGTTCATGCGATTGTGACCTTGAAATGGTCGCTGTGTGATTTTACGCATCAACTTGCTGATGTGCAACTCCACTGGGCGGTTTTCAGGAGAATAAAACGCACCTTTCCATCCATGCTTTTGCAGTAACTTGATAAGGATGTGGTCTAAAAAGTCCGATTTACCGTGACCGGGTACGCCTGTAATGGTTGTCAAATAGCCCTTGTGGAATTTCAGCAAGCTGTCAAATCCGGACATACCCGTTCCGCATCCTTCTGGTAATCCGTAGTTGTAAAGATTTTCAATTTCGGGCAGGTAATCGGTAATGCTGAACACTCCGACCATTGGGAATTCTGTTGCGTTATTTGCAGCATCACGCAAGGCAAATGCACCGTTTAACAGCAGATATTCATTTGCATCTTTGCAGTCAGGGAAAACAATATAATCGCATTTATCCTTTCCAAACCGTTCTGCAATAGCATTACGCAGCTCAATGCCCGGTGCATCATTGTCAACCGCAATGTGTATCTTTTCGATGTGGTCAAACGATGGCATGAAGCGGTCAAAAAAAGTGAGATTTGGCTGCGCACCATTTGGCACACTTATCACGTTTTCAATTCCTGCTTCGATTAAAGACAGAGCATCCATCTCTCCCTCAACTATCCACACCTCTTTTGCAGTTGCAAGGCAGTCGATATTGTATGGGATCAGCTCCGCGCCTTTATGCATCTTAAAATGCTTTGCACCATCGCGGTACTTAGTGTTTTTTAACTGCCCATTCTCAAAGTAATTAAAACAGATGCAATTAACTTCTTTGCTGACCTGCGGCATCCATTCCACCTGCTCTGTGATTTGCATCTTGTTTAGCGTGGCGGCTGTTATGCGCCTGCCCTCAAACCATTTCAGCACCTTGTCGGATAGCGTGGTATTGTTTTTCCATTCCGGCACTTCGTATTTTACAACTTCAGGTCGGTCAATAATTGCGCCTTTCCACTGGCAGTGCTGACAATACCATGCCTTTTTATCCAAGTTAATCGATAGGCATTTGTCAGTTTTCTTTTTTCGGGTGTGGCTGCACTGCGGACAAAGTGTCTGTACTTCTCCTGATGTTTTGCCAGCAGGTATCTCTATATTGTGAAATGAATAGGTCAGCATACAAAGTTCCTCATGTGTTTAGGTATTAATCCGTTCTTTGGTTTTTTTGCCAGCCATTTGCGAGCAGTCAAATTTAGAGAAACATAGTTCTTATTGTTTCGGTAGTTTTCGATTTCATCAAGGATTTCATCAACCTGCTCACGTTCCCACCCATCTGCAATTATTTTATCAACTTCGGCAGTTGTAATTTGTAAATGAGCAAAAGCTCTATATATATTTTCTTCTTTCTTTTCTTTCTTATCATTCTTAAATTCTTTAGTTGGTGTCATCTGCGTTTCATCTGCGTTTCGTTTGCGTTTCACTTGCGTTTCATCTGCGTGTCGCTCGTCTTGATAACACTCATATTTACAAACAGTTAGCCGTGTCGAAACAGATATGTTTTCAAGTGTAATCATGCCGTCAGTTTCCAGCATACTCAAAAACCTACGTACCTTGCTTTTATCCGTGTTCCAGCGTTTAGCCCATGTATCAAGAGAATACACGCTTTGACCACGTTTGCAATCATACAATGCACCTTTAATCAATACCTTTTTATCCTCAAAGTTTGCAGAAAGCAG